GTGCTATATACTGTATAACTGTGGAGCGCATATATGACTATTAATACATTAGGTTATATCAAGTTCAAGACTTATCGTGTACATATAGCACGGGATGAAGTTCATATATACTGTTTCAAGATGACTAATAGTCGTTGCGATCTTGAAGTGTTTGAGGATCAAGACTTGGCCGCGGACTATATACTCACTCCATTCCCTAGTATAGTATACGAGGTTGAATTGAGCGGGGAGTGAGCATTATAGCACAGTTCGTCCAAAATTGCAACCAAAATGTGCGGTAGTACTTTTTAGCTATGTGTATAAGCTGTGGATAAGTTGAGAACAACTTGTGGATAACTTTCTTTTAATTTGCCAGAAAAAGTTATCCACAGGATATCCACACAAGAAATTGCAGGCAGCGTTGCCGTCCACCCCCACTATGTTCGAACATGTCATTATTATACTGTCTTTTGGCAGTATTGTCAAGTTAGCTGAAAGTACTAGGTTTTTCTGTAGGGTCTTTGGTTGACATTTTGGCTCATGTGCGCTATAATACATTTTTAGGGAACACAATATGTCAAATTTACATGCTCAGCTCACGCAACTTCTCTTGCAAGTGCAAACGTTACTAGAGGAGGACCATTCGGAAAACGAAAGTATACAAGACGCTTTTAACGCACTTGTCTGCGCTATAGACGAAGAAATGTTGTAAACATACAACAACCCTACACTCTGTAGGGTTATTGGTTGACATTTGGCTAGATCTGCGTTATAATAATGACATGATGAAAAGAACAGCACGTAAAGACTCAAATTTTGTAATCTATGTAGCTATGCACAACGGCAAGGCTTACATTGGATTGACACGCAAGAGCATGGGCACTGTAAACAAGAGCGTAAAAGAGCGCTGGCGTAAGCACGTATCGCGAGCAAAGAACGAGATGCGTGACTGGGTGATCTACAACTATATGCGTGACGGCAACTGGGACGGTTGGACACATGAGGTAATCACTGTAATCCGCGGTCGTGCTGAAGCTTATGCATACGAGCGTGAGATCGTCAAGTTGTTCAAGCCAGAACTCAACGATCAATATATGTAAGAGGAGCGAGATATGACTAGTGTAGAATTGTTGAACTTTGTCACTTGGTCTGCCAAACGAGACCCTAAGTTTACACAGAGCCGCAGAGCATATGTTCAAGCACTGTGGGATTGGCGCAAAGTTGTTCGAAATGACCCTAAACTGACTAGGGTTATTGGTTGACGGTTTGGCTCTTTTGCGTTATAATACACACATAGCAACAAGGAGCACAGATGACAGTACAAGACCTGCTTGCAGACCTAGACGACCTTAAGTCTGCACTGTATGCACTAGTAGATGATGGTCAGTTAGAAGTTAACACTAACGACGAGGTGCAGGAGTTGCTGCGCTCTGCGTATGCACTGCTAGACGAATAACCCTACGGTTGACAAGGTTATCAAACCCTGCTATAATTAAGACATAGACACAAAGGAGCTGACAATGCGCGATTACACTGTAAAGCTGATGGACATGATGGACCAGGGTATGCTGTCTGCACAGGCTGTGGCAGACATGTGTCTTGCTTACATGAGCGAAGACGACGTCAAAGACATGTGCCGTGCTAACGACATCCTTGACGAAGAGGACGAGGACTACGAAGTTGAAGATCCAGATGTAGACGAAGCCACTGAGTGGGCTGATTTTGATCCAGAGTGCTAAGGAGCAGACATGAAGGCATGGGACGTTATCCGTAATGGACGAGTGATTGATACTGTATTTTACGACGCAGACTGTGAGCTGTGGTATGTACGCAAGGGGCTGATCGAGCATGACGGCTACCCAACTGACATCATTGTTAAACCCGCAACACGCTAAGGACTAGACATGCAACGCTATTTTGACACTATCGCTGAATTCGAACGTGACGGCTTCACTGTTATTGTGGATATAACTTCAGAGGACTTGAGTCCAAGACAGTGTTTCGATGATGAGTGCCACGACATCGACCAGATCTGCCGTGACATTGAGTTCGGCAACCTGGACTGGTTCATGCTGCGAGTGCGTGTAATGGTTGAGGGTATGGAGCTGGGCTCACATTACTTGGGCGGTTGCCTGTACAAGGATGCCAAAGAAGTGCTCACAGACGGTACCGCAGAGGACTGCATTGGTGAAGCCATGCGAGAAGCCAAGGGCCAAGTCTATCGTATGAAGCAGAAGTTCTGCGAGTTGAGTGACGCTATTGACTGTGAAGGTGTTGCGGCATAATCAAGAAAGACCCTACTAGCTGTAGGGTAGTTGACAGCTAGGCATTTTGGCGCTATAATTAACACATAGCAACAAACAAACGAAAGCACAAAATGCAAACAAACTGTACACTGTACGCAAAACTAGTTAAAAACAACAAACTGCAAACTTATCGTTTAGTTTTTAGTTTCGATGCACACAATCGTATTACAGTGCGCAATGCAGCATTAGTTACAGGAGATGTAGCTAATTTTACTGACAACGCAGAATATGTAAACTATAGTATTGCACAAGCTGTTGCTGTGGCTAAAAAACAACTGCGCACAAACACAGTTGTAATGTTGTAATACTAGAGCACAGTGTAGGGTTATTACTTGACACTGTGCGCTTTTGAGCTTATAATAAACACATAGCAACAAAGGAACAGACATGCAGACAGTTACTTTTAACACAAACGGACGCGGCTACTGGAGCAACGTAGCTAAGGCAGTACGCATTACAGACATGCGTTTGGGCTATGTTAGCGACGAGGGGGACTTTGGGGAACTGTGCGTGTATTTTAACACAGAGGACTGGGACGTGAATAAGGACGGACTTATTTACACAGACAAGCAATTTAAGGCAGAGCTTAATGCGTTTTTAGTTGCACAAGGGCTAGGCACTGCGGATTATAGCGAGCAAGGCATGCAAGGTGACAATTACGTTAGCTTAGACGTAGAGCGTAAGTTTTTGCGAGCATGGGACGCAAAATTTAATACTGTACTAGCTTAAAGGGTTATTAGCACACACAGTTGACAATTTGGACTGTGTGTGCTATAATAAGTTTTTAACAAGGAGCACTATGTACAACGAAGAGCGTGACGAAGTTTTTGCTAAAATTAAAAATGCTGCACAAGCACTGCTAGACACTGCTATGCAACTAAACAACAGACTGACAGACAATGGCGACATTGCAGACATAAGCAATGACGCATATTGCGATTTAGTAGACATGCTTAAAAAGCTAGAAGCAGACTACGACATTAAGTGCATGGCAGAGGATGCATTAGTTGACTAACTTATAGGGTTAATACATAGCACACTTGACAGTTTGGGTTGAGTGTGCTATAATTAGTTTTTTAAGTAGGAGCGCAAGATGGACGTTAAAGCAGAGATACTTGCAAAGATTGCAGAGATTGAAGACTTGCTAGTAGACGCAGAGTGCGAGGGCGTACAGCTAGCAGAGCTTGAGTGCTTTGAAGAAGTGGGCATGGCGCTTGGGCACTTGGCACAGGTAGTTGAATATTACGTAGATTGAGGAGCGAGTATGTTGTTAGACACAGTTGAGATTGTAAGCGTAGAGGACGGTGGCTACTACAGAGATGCGTACACTAGCGGCAGCACAGTTAACGTGACATTGCAACGCGGTGGGGACTTTGCTAGTTGCGATGGCATTTTGTTTTGGGAAGACAGCATGGCAGAGGAAGCGTTTGACGAGTGGGTTGCACTTGCTATGGACGGCGAAGAGGGCTATACTGCTATGATTACAGGAGACAGTGTAACTACATTGTACGGAGGACAAGCATGAGCTATAGACAAACAGATGAAGTGCTACAGTGGGCAGGCGCGGTAGCTATTGTTGCAGGACATGTGCTAAATGCATTGGGGCCTGCGTGGTACCCCTATAACATTATTGTGTTTGCTGTAGGCACAGTACTGTTTTTGACTTGGGCTGTGCGAGTGCGCAATAGGCCGCAGGCAATGGTAAACGTTGTATCTCTGCTGATTGGCATTGTGGGACTTTTTAAGGCTGCGGGGATTATAGCTTAAAAACAGCGAAAACAGGCGACGTAAGTCATTGATCTATATAGGCCTCAGAGCCGCTAATTTCGCTAAATTCGCTCAAGTGTGTCAAAGTGCGCAAAACCTCAAAAGAATTGCTGTAAACGGCGGTTGTTGCTTTTATGCAACATAAAGACCCTACGGTTGACAGGGATACCTTTTGGTGCTATAATTAAGACTTAAACAGTAAACAGGAGCTAGGAATGCGCGAATCAACTCTTAACGTTTTGGACGAGATCAACAACATGGTCGACCAGCAAGTACAGGGCATGGAGCGTGTCTCTGCTAGCGAGTTGGGTCTGGATGTTCGCTGTGGTCGTGTGTACATTGATCGTGACGACCGTGTGATTGTAGTAGAGGGCTCGCGTGGCATTGACTACTACGGCGGCTTCGAGTATATCAAAGAGGGCGAAGGCCGTGTTACTGTAGGCGACTATACGTTCTACATGGAGCATGACCGCGTTGAAGACTGCTTCGAGTGCTTGGCAGATGTTGCAGAGGAGGAAGCAGAATGATCACAGCAAAGAACGTGCAGTATATGATCGACATTCCGCTCGAGCATATCAAAGCCATTGCCCTGCAGAACAAGATCAAGGGCTATGTGATCACAGGTGCTAAGTTCTTGGGCATGACTAACGGCTGTCAATTCTGCTATCACATTGTCCACGAAGTCAAGGGCGGCAGCGATAGTGCCAAAATGTTCATGGACTATGACCCTACAGCGGACAGGGTTATTGCAACGATCGGTTGACGTTATAGCCAAAATGCGTTATAATTAACGCATACACAAACACACTAGGAGCTGAAAATGGGTACACGTTCAACTATCGCACTTGAGTTTGCAGATCAAAGCGTTTCACAAGTATATTGTCACTGGGATGGCTACTTGGAAAACAACGGCGATCTCCTGAGCATCTACTACATGGACCCATTTGAAGTCCGTGCGTTGATCGACTTGGGCGACTTCTCCAGCCTGCGTGAGACTGCTGAAGAAACCGCAGAGACAGCCTACAGCCAGCGTGGCGAAGACTGTACTGCTCGCCGTTACATGAACGTCGCTGAGTACTTTGCTGACTGCCAGCAAGAGGAATACGACTACATCCTGCGCAATGTAGACGGCGTGGCTACTTGGTTTGTTCGTTGCTATGCAACAGACGGCGCTTGGGTTACATTGGACGAGGCCCGTGGCCTTGTTGAGCGCATGAACGAAAGCGAGTGCTACTAATGGCAACGGCACGAGTTGAAGCCCTTATTGTGTTCTACATTGAAGTGCCTGAGGGCACTGACAAGGCAGGAGTCCTAGACTTCATGGCCAATAACGTATCCTACTCGGATGCATTCGACGGCGTTAGTGACACAGAGCAGACCATGCGTGTCACTGATGTTAATTGTTTAGAAGAAGAAGTAACAGACTTGGAGTTAGAAGATGAGTAAAGTAGCAGAACTAGCATACGACATTGAGCAACTGTACATTGAGGGGCTGTCAGCGAGTGCGATCGCTGAAGAACTCAACTGCCCTATTGGCATTGTCAAAGGGTGGATCGAAGGTAATAGTGTTGCAGATACGCCACAGGAAGATCAGTACTACGGCGCCTAACGGTTGACAGATCTTTCTTTTGGTTGTATAATACACACATGACACGAAAGAAAGATATGCAACTAAAGATACCAGTTAGACGCCCTGTGTGTCGCACGCCTATCAAGCCTAAGCAGGCACACAAAATAGCAACTCGCTATCAACGTCAGCCCAAACACCGCAACAAGGATCAATGATGGAACTCATTCTCAAAACAGTAGAACAACAAGCCATCGCAGATCTGTTGTGGGCTTGCCAATCAGATGAAGAAGTGGCAGTGGTTGTCAAAGTCTTTGGGACTGAAGCTATTGTAGTCCGTGACCTTATGATTGCCGCAGTATTCGACGAAGTTACAGAAACCCATCTAGCTGAACGGGTATTGGTTGACATCATGTCCAAATGATCGTATAATATACACATACAGACACACAAAGGAACATTAGATGAAAGCATTGCAAGCATATATCGAGAAGCATAACAAGTGGAACGCTTTGTTCAAAGGCGAGCAGTTTGAGATTAAGACTGCTAAAGGTCGACAACGTCTTGCATCACAGATCGATTGTGCCCTGAGTCCAGAGAACCTATCCTGTGACGGTGAACTGCCTCGTGCAGAAGTCAATCGTCGTTACAAGGAACTGACTACTGTAGCCAAGCAACTGCTGGCGCTGGATCCTACTGTTCAAATACACGAATACGCCTAAGGAGGCATTATGAAATCCAATAAAGAAAAGAACATCAAGCACGATAAGGATCAGATCCTTAAGGTGCGTCCCAAAGGTCCTGCATACGACTTCGCTCCACTGGAGGCAGTTATTCGATTGTGGGTTACTAGTAAATGAGCCGGCTACAACTTCATGGTCGACCATGGGTAGTCTTTGACGCTAAGAACAAAGAACACCGACAATGGTTTGCTGACTTCAACAAGAGCGCCCAATGGGGTCGATGCCCTGTGAGGTTTGTAGTTAACGAGGATCATGGTGATCTGATTACCCAAATCCAACGAGAGCTGATTCAGTTCTATGTGGATAAAGAGTTTTCGACAGAACGAGTGCGCCCAAAAAATGTTGTAAAAAAGCAACAAAAATAATGGTTGACAGGTTAGCGGTTTGGCGCTATAATTAAGGCTTAAACACACAAAGGAGCTGACATGTTTGCAATCGCAGAAAAAGAAACTTTCAACGCTGAAGCTGTTCAAAACGTCCTTAACGAAGCTGGCATGGCTGCTCGTGTAGCCGCTAAAGAAGCTCACGTCAAGTACGGCGGCGATCGTGGTGCTTGTGGCTTTGCCTGGGTTAACGTGTGGGGTGTACGTTCAAACAGCCGTTTGGGTAAGACACTTCAGAGCTACGGCTTCCGCAAAGACTACACAGGTAGCCTGCAATTGTGGAATCCATCTAAGGCAGGTGTGCAGTCACTGGACATCTTAGAAGCGGGTGCAGAAGCATACGCTAAGGTTCTCCAAGAGAAATTGGGCTTGGAAAAGGTCTATGCTGGAAGCAGAATGGACTAAACAAATATGATTGAACTAGCCAAAAGTGGTTGACAAATGGCTAGTTCGATTGTATAATTAATGCATGGACAAGAAGTTCATATTTTACACACACAAAGGAAATTTAAAAATGGCTACAGATAAATTGTTTTCAGTTGCAGGCGTTTCAACTCTCGACGGTCAGACTAAGGTTCGTTTCGCGAACGACGAGCTGCGTGTTAAGGTGCTTATGAAGCACGGTCACACTGATCCTATTCTTATTGGTCTTGAGACTGCTATGACTAAGCTGGATGCTGTCAAGTTTATCAAAGACTTGCCTGAGTTTGCAGGCGTTGCTGCTCAAGCAGCAATCGCAGACTATTTGGATGCAAATACTCCAAAGACAAAGGCTGCACCTAAAGCCAAAGCCACTGCCGTTAAGGCCCCTGCTAAGGCAAAGGCTGCACCTAAGGCAACTGCAAAGGTTGCTGATACTTCCGAGATGGAAGACGCACCATTCTAAACGGCTACACCGTATCGCATACTAGGTTAAATAGTTCATGCGATACGGTGTTTCATATTCAAACGATTTAATGGGCGGGTGCGTGGTTATTCGAGATTTCAAGTCAATCCCCCAAGGACGAGTGCTTGCAATCATTCTACGAGACAACAGACATGAAGCTGAGCAAGAAGCACAGCGTATCTGCGATCTATTAAACAAAGAACTATGAACTGGGAACTATATGAGGTCTGGGGTGTTGATGACTCCGGTGCCGAGGCGCTAATCGATACGACAAACAGCTTGAAAGAAGCGAGATTGATAGCCGAAACAAACTTGACAGAAGACTTGATCGAATGTATAATCTATAGAGAAGATGCAAACGGGGATCTAGTTGAAGTTGAGGTGATAGCATAAAATTGCGACTGTGGTGAAATAGGTAGACACAAGAGACTTAAAATCTCTCGCTGTAATGGCGTCCCGGTTCGATTCCGGGCAGTCGCACCAAGTTTTCGGGACCTTAGCTCATGTTGGTTAGAGCAGCGGACTCATAATCCGTTGGTGCTGAGTTCGACTCTCAGAGGTCCCACCAAATTCTGGCGTTCGTTCAACGGATAGGACATCATTCTTCTAAAGTGATTATAGGGGTTCGATTCCCTTACGCCGGACCATATAAGGAGCAGACATGCAACGATTAGTAGGTACAATGATTCTATCGCTGATGCTAGCTATGGCACCAAGCAAGGCGAGTGCGGCAAGTGATGCTCTGCTTGCGATCGGAGTCTTCCTAGCAGGTGTTGCAATTGCTCAGCCACAGACATATCCACAAGGGCAACCGCCGGTGTATGTCAATCAAGGCCAACCACAAGCCTATCCACAGCTGGCACAGGTGCAGACTGTTCGAACTCAGATCTGCGTATGGCAACCATTTTACAACCCACACACTGGTCAGCCTATGGGCGGTAGGACTAACTGCTACTGGCAATAAAAAAGTAATACTCTAGTACTAAGCCCTGTAATAACCTTTCGGTTGACAGGGCTTTCGTTTGGCGCTATAATTAACACATACAAACAAACAGCACTAGGAACACACAATGGACTTCATTACATCATACGCAGTTTACATGACAGTGGCAGTCCTCGTAGTTGGCCTGTGGGCCTTGCGTGTGCCGCATGAAGATGTGAAGATGGTGTTCATCCTGAGCATGTTGTGGCCCTTGAGCGTCACAGCTATCCTGGGCACCCTGCTCTTGAGTGCTACAGGGTGGGACATGGACATGGCTAAAGGCACCAAGTTGTTCAGCTTCCGCAAGCCTACAAACCCTGAAGTCCGCGGCTTTGCTTTCACAGTGCTATATCAAGAGTTCCAGTTCTATGCCAAGCGCCGCAAGACACAGGCTGAGATTGATGCTGAGATTGATCGTTTGCACAAATAATTGGTTGACTGGTTAGCCAAAAGGCGCTATAATTAACACATAGCAAGCAAGGAGCATACGATGGACAAGAGCACATACACACAGGGCAAAGAGTATACTGCAACCACAATCACTCCCGCAGAGATGATCAAAGAAGGTCAGCTGGTCCTTGATCGTAAGACTGGCCAAGCATACGATCCTAAGATTAAGTTCGACGAGATGATGGCACGTGAAGACATCCAGGCAGTGTTCAAGCGTTTGGCAGTACGTTGATGAAGTATACACTGATCACCAAGCAGGGTAAGGTGTATACTTTCTATGTACAAGCAGTGGCCGAAACATATCTCCAAGCATACGGCGGACAGTTGATTACTGATGCGATTTTGGTTGACACACTAGCCAAACCGTGCTATAATTAACACATAGACAGCAAGGAGCAGATATGACAGGACTATACTTTTCAGAGTTGCGCATCGGACGATTGTTCCACCTGAACGGCAACGACTACATCAAACAATCAACCCGCACCGCACGCCTGTTGGCATACGATCGTGTCTTCTACATTGGTAAGACAGAATACATCCACCCTATTGCATACTAAGGAGCAGACATGAACCACGCAGACTTCGTCAATTACGTGCTGGACTTCTACGGCTACCAGGGCGTCTATGACTACTGCTTCACACAAGAAGAAGTAGAAGCCGCACTGAAGATTCACCTGCGATCATACCCAGAGTTCTTTGGTGATAGCTTGGATCGTGAACGGGTGCGAGATGTTGTTTTTAAACAACGGGGACAAGTGGTTGACAACTGAGCCAAAAGGCAGTATAATAAACACATAGACAGCAAGGAGCGCGATATGGGTTACAAGGTACTGGCGGATCGGGAGCAGATGGACATGATGCGAGTCAAATACGGTCCACGCAAGGGCTTAGAAGGTCCGTTTAACTTCTCAGGCAGAGTGTTGTATTATGACAACAAGGAAGGTCAGTACTACGATCCTACTACAGACTTCTACGTAGAGGATAGCGAAATGACCCTGATCCGTGATGGGTTTCTCAAGCAGTTCGATTGACAGATAGGCCAAAAGGCCTTATAATAGATACATACAGACACAAAAGGGAGCGAACCAAATGGCTAAAGTAAATTACGACAACTTCAATCGCTTTGACATCAGTGATGCTTGCGACTACTTCGACTGTGAGAGTCAAGCCCAGTGGAAGAAGATTGGTAAGTTCATCGTGGCAGATGGACAAGAGTATGTCCAGGTCATGGAGAAAGAGTTCGACTTTGAGGACACTACAGAATCAGAGTACGCTGCCTTTGACGCAGGTGTTAAGTATGCGTTCACCAAGCTGAATGCCGCCCTGGAAGCCGCAGGTGTAGAGCTTGAGATCTGTGAAGCAGACATGGTAGAAGCCATGGGCTTTGTCTTAACCCGTGTAGATGACACACCAGAAGACTTTGTCAAACGTGCGTTGAAAAAGCCTGTAATGATGGTTGACAGCTGGGTCTAAAGACAGTATAATATACACATACAGTAGATAAGCAGGGCGGCTTAAATGCATAAGAAACCCTAACTACTGTACCTTGTAACCAAATAGGAGCGAACTATGAACATTCAAGCAATCAACACAGCCATTGTCACTGGCACGTTTACCAACACAGAACTGGCCAGCATCATCGACGCTGTTAAGTTTGCCCGAGCACGCCTTACGCAGACTACCAAGTTCTCACTCCGAGTGGGCGATGCTGTAGAATTTACATCAACAAAGACAGGCATTACCCTGCAGGGCACTGTACAGAAGATTGCCATCAAGTATGTAACAGTCAAGACTCCACAGGGCTTGTGGCGTGTCCCAGCTAACATGCTGACAAAGACAGACATGATCCCGGCATAATTGTACACCAAAAGGGCTTGACACCTAGGCCCTTTGACTGTATAATTAACATTTAAACACAATACATTGGAGCGAATACAATGACAAAAGGTTATAAAGTTTTGAGCTTAGAAAGCACTAAGAAGCCCAGCAAGGCAACCACAGCCAGCTTTGAGCTAGAGCAAAAGGAAAAGGATCTCAAGGGCGTAACAGACGAAGAGATTATGGATCGCCTGCGTACACGATTCCAGATCTTAGATGACATGACTCGTGCTGTTAAGAAGAGTGATGTACGTGCTATGATCGTCACAGGTCCCCCAGGCGTGGGCAAGAGCTTTGGTGTTGAGAAAGTACTCAGCAAGCATGATGTGTTCGCAGACGTAGCTCAGAACGAGAAGCTGAAGAAGTATGAAGTAGTCAAGGGCGCAATGAGTGCGATTGGCTTGTACAAGAAGCTCTACGAATACTCCGATAAGAAGTCTATCCTAGTGTTCGATGACTGTGACTCTGTACTGTTGGATGACCTGAGCCTGAACATTCTAAAGGCTGCTTTGGACAGCAGTAAGAAGCGTATGATCCATTGGAACACAGACAGCCGTTTGCTTCGCCAAGAAGGTGTGCCCAACTCATTCGAGTTCAAGGGCGGATGTATCTTCATTACTAACATTAAGTTCGATAACGTGCGCTCTAAGAAGCTGCGTGATCACTTAGAAGCATTAGAGTCACGTTGCCACTACTTGGACTTGACTATTGATACAGACCGTGAGAAGATCTTGCGTATCAATCAAGTAGTAAGTGAGTGCGGTATGCTAGACGACTATGAGTTTACTGATGAAGGTAAGCAGGAAGTCATTGAGTTTGTAGATACTAATAAGAAGAAGCTGCGTGAGCTTAGTCTAAGGACTGTGCTTAAGATAGCAGACTTGCGTAAGTCTATGCCAAGCAACTGGCAGGCTGTAGCAGAGGTTACATGTATGCGTAGAGCATAACTGTAGCAGGGCTAGGCCCTGTTGCTACTGTATAAGTCCGATTCGCTCCCGGCACAGTATTTAGCAGGCTATCCCAAAAAGGCTCGCTGTGAAGCGCCCGTTGAGAACCTTGATGTCCGATTCGCTCCCGGCTTCAAGGTTTTCTTTTGACCGGAGGCATGAGACGATGACCGAGGTGGTGGTGAGGCCGAGAGGTGATGGTGGGGGTCGGGGCTATATAATATATTAATTAGTACTAACTTATTAACGCTTAGTGGTGCTAAATCACCACCCTGAAAAGAAAAGTACTCCACCTAAATTTTTTGCGCGGTAATTTTTTTTGGCTGCAGGACCCATTTCGGGCCGGCCCGAAATAAGTGCTATATATAGACTTTTTAACTTCTTCCGGCTACTGTGTATATAC